CAGCGAAGTAATCCTGGGCCAGAACCGGGTCCAAGTACCCACTGAACATTGTGTCAGTGGTCTTAGCAACGGTATCCGGTGCGGGAGTGTGGAAAATATCAGCCATGATTGGCTATCCTTCTTTCTCAGTTATTGGCACCGACAACACGCTTCACCATGTTGAGAAGCGGGTCACCGTTAAGAGGCAGTACATTGCCTGTGCCCTGTGATGGGTCAACGGGACGATCCTTCGGAGGATTCTTCCCAATCAACGACTTAACCCTTGCAACGCTTTCCGAAATCGTTGCCTCATCAGAACCCTGGACAAGAGAAACAACATCCAGAACATCCTCAGAAGGGATACCCTCAGACACAACAGCCTTCAACTTCAACAGTTCAAGCTGACGCGCCGAAAGCTCACCCTTCAACTCATTGAACGCAGACTCACGCTCGGAAAGCTTGCCTTCGTAATCCTTGATAACGTCTGCCTTAGCACGCTCAACCGCATCGTTCTTCTCGGTGCGGTACTTGGCAGCCTCGTTACGAAGGTCCTGAACATACTCTTTCGAGAATGATTCAACCTTCGCAACCTCCTGGGTTGGGGCAGCCGCATCAACAGACTGGGTTTCGTCGGACATAATCTTTTGCTCCTGGCAATAAAAGACCCATCAAGGGTCTTGGGCGGGACTCAAGCCACCTGTAAGGCAGCCCATTCTTGGGAACTTATTTCACCGTTCTCGATCATCTTCCGAAGCTGATTAATCGTTTCCCGGTTCATAGTGGTCTTCAACCACGTTTTCTTCTCGAAGGAGTAATAAACCTTGTCAGGATTAGCCTCAAGCTCATCGTCAGCCCTCAGGCCGGCCACAACCCACAACTCCAAAGCGCGTTCAGCGGCCTTACCGTAAACACTGTTATCCCAATCCTGACTCTTAAACACAGGGATAACTTTGCAATCGCAACCCGTGTGCCATTCCTCCATGTACTTCGACACATCCTCGCCGGCGGCGATACGCTCCTGCGCCTCCCAATCCGGCAAATCCAAACCACCACGGGAAGCCTTATAGTAAGTAGGGCCACGCGACACCAGCATCAAACACCAGGCGCACGTTTCATCACCCGTCGCAACACGAGCCCAACCACGAACAAGATCGGACTTCGAGCCGTCCTTCTTGTACCGTTTCCGAACCTTCGGGCCTGTATCAATCTTCGTTTGCAAAGCCTCATCTGACTTCACAGCCTTAATGATTTGCTTCCTGCCGGCGTTCTCAACCTCACGAACAACCTGCAACGCAAACGCAGCCATAACAGGCTCGGGGGTGTTCTCCTGGGAGAAACGCTCCCGCAGAGGCTCCATCGACTCCACAAACCACTCGAACTGGTACGGCTCCAACAGCCGGTCATGTCGCGGCAAATCCGGCACACTCACAGCCCGCTGCGAGTCATAAAAGTCCCTCGCTAAAGCTGAGGACTGCTGGCGTTTCTGTTCAACTTCGGGGTACAGAAAGCGCAGCATCCCCAACCAGTCCGCAACCGTAAGGAACGGTCTGGCGAAGAACTTAGTGAACTGCAAAACGAACGCGGCAACCGCTGCTGTGATGACAGCTTGTTGGAGCGCGTATTCCTCCGGCGTCACTCGCCCACAGCAGGAGAATCATCCTGCGGATCGACGGCTTGCGGCTTCGGGGGGCCGGCAGGACCGTACATGCTCAACAACTGGCCCATCGGGTTATCCTCTTTATCCCAAGCACGCATTTCCTCACGCTCAGTGATCGAGTAACCCATATCAATGCGTGCCCGTTCCTTCGGGATCACACCCATGCCGTTGCCGAACAGCTTCACGGCGGCGTCAGCTTTGGCGGCGTAGGTAGGTGTGGACGGGTCACGCCACACCGTTTCCATGCGATACATGTCAGACGGCACACTGCCATTCATAACCTTGTGGGCGACACGCATAGCCTGTTCCCAAGCACCGCCAAAGATTTTATTCTTCCGCTCAGTCTTCTTCACCAAGCGTGCCTCCGATGACTTGATCGCCTCCGCGCTAGCCGGGTTCTCACTTGAGAAAGAAAGATACTGGGGTGGAAGCCCCGTGTACGCCGCAGCCTTACGGTCAAGCGCGTCAAGAGCATCCACAAAGTTTCTAAGCTCCGCAGCAGAAAACTGTTGCGCCTTGGCATCAGCGTCCTCAAAACCCAAAATACGGGCCATATACGCATCATAAAGTTTCTCCCCAGTCTCAGGGTTCACACCAAGGTCCTCCGGCTTCACACCAAAGATCAAACGCTGCGGAATCGCCATAAGCTCCGCTGTCCCTTGCATATCCATCAAGATGCGTGCGGCAGCATCGGTCACAGACCGAAGCTCAGGGGTAATCTCGCTGCTGCCATACAAATCGGATAGCCGGGTTCGGTTCGGTAGCGGGATCACAGGCACCATGCCAAGTTCGTGTCGCACACGCGACACCAAACGCCAACCGTAATCCCGGTTACCGTCCTTGTAGTTCCAACCGTAATACGATTCCCCGGTGGGTTTACGAACCCACTGCAAAGTCTCATCCGGCAGATACAACGTCGTGGAAATCAGTTCGGACTGATCCTCCGTATAGATAGCGCGGATCGCCTCAGTGACCTCACGGGTACGGGGATCAATCTCCGCGTACAAAGACGTAGCCGGCTCCACCCTGATGATCGGAACATCCGGCTCCACACCAGGATCGTCCTCGTCAGGGGCGGCAACAGTGATGTACGAGCGACCGTAAATCAGGGAATCGGTGTGCCCAAGCGTAGCTTCGATATCAAGGTTGTTCGCCTGCCACCAATCCCACAACTTCGCGTCGGCCTCATCGGTCCCCCCCATGCGGAAACCCTCAACCTCTTGGCGTTCAGCAATCGCATCCACATACAGTCGGGGATACCCAACGTGGGCCAACAAACCCCGCATCTCTGGGGGAACTGCGATACCGATAGCGTCGGGCCGGCGTTCGGAATCGTAATACGCCTTACAGTCTTTCAGCCCGTACTGCTTAGACTCGAACACACTCAGGAGTTCGTCGCGGGTACTTTCGTTCTCGGTCACTGAATCACCGCCACTCGTCTACTCCTGTTTTTCTTCGACATTAAGTAATCCTGTCGGGCTCCGAAAGCCAACACCGCACACACAGCGGAGTCGATCTTCCTCGAACTATCCTTACTGGCTTTGCGTATCGCTATCGCGTCATACGTCGTGGGATGCCGCTTAGAGTTCAGGATGTGCTGACGCAACGTGACGTTGCCGTCGTGAGACATTTCCTGCTCCAAAACAGAGTCCAAGAATCTTTCACAATCAAACGCGAACCGTTTCTGCTGACCCCGCATATCAAAAGCCACAGGGTTATTCGGGGAAGCGTTCACCTTCATGCGCTTCTTGAAATCCCTAGACCACTGATCGACGTAAGCCTCGAACTCTTTAACGTCAGCGCGGAACGCAACAACCTCGAACCGCTCGAACGCCGAACGGACCCTTGCGTCAACATCCTCACGGGGAACCTCGTTGTTCAAATACTTGTCGGGGTTCCAACAACCCAGCAGGAACAAGCAACCGTCCTCGACACGACACGCAACCAAAGCAGTCCAGTCATTAGACTTACTGCCGTCGAAGCCCAAAGTGATCCTGTCACCCTTCTCAAGCACAGCCTCAGGGTTAGCAATCGCATCCCACTCATACGGGGCGATCCAACTATCCTCAGACGCATTGACTTGATTCAGGAACTTTCTGCGAGACTCAGTGACCGGGTTCTTAACATCCAGAACCGAATCCACAATCGCATCAACAGGCAACCACAAAGAGTCACCACGGGCTATCTCGATGCCCTCCCGCAGCTTCGCTACGCCGGCCTCATACCCCTCAGGGTCTTCCTTCTGCGAAGGAATCTCCGACACCGGGGTGTCAGCCGGGGCTTCCAAAGCGTCATACAAGGTGCCAACATCGACAGCCTGACCGGACTGCACCGACTGGAAAGCGTCATAGTCGCGTTCGGCAACACTGTCCTCACCGGGGATGTGGGCGTTGCAGATCGACAAGGTTCGGGAACCAGGAATCTTCGTGACGTTGCCCTCGATGACACCGGCAAGCTCATGCCCATCGTTAGCCTCGATCCACCACTGTGTTTCGTTGCGGATCACAAACGTGGGGCGGTTGCCCTCCATCGAATACGGGGAACTGGTGACCGCCTCGATGCGCCCGCCGGCCTCTGAGTAGATGATGGTCTTGTTAACTTCGAGCCCGTAGTCCTCTTTCAACTGCGAGGACACCATCACCGGGAACAGGCTCATGGTGTTCTTGGTTTGTTCCATTGACACTGCGACGATCTGGACCCACGCCGCGTGCCGTCGCTTACCCATAGGGTCGCCGCTCAAGGTGAACCCGCTGAAACTGACTGGGCCGCAAAGCTCCACCAAAGCCAACGCAGCGGCCAACGGGTCCTTACCGTGCCCCTTCATCCTGCGGAACACGCTGTTGCGGTAAATGTACTTACCGTTGTAATCGACCGCGTACAGCCACAGCACAAACCGGGCTTGTTCCAGGGTGGGCATGAACGCCTCACCCGCGTGATCCCCACCCGGGGTTTTGACGTACTGTGCCCACCAGTTCAGAACACCCCAACCCAAGGTTTTTTCGGGTAGGTGCCAGCCCCCTTCGAGGGTTTTACGCCAGGTGGGTCCGATGATGTGCGGGGGAGCCGGGAGTAGTTCAATGTCAGACAACTCCCGGCTCCTTCCTGTTATTTATCCCAGTTGATTTCGCACTGCGGGAACGGGGGAGGGGGTGTAGACAAAACCACCCGCAACTCCGCGCCGTTACCGGACTCTACGAACGCACGCAACGCCAGGTCGCGCTGGTTGTTATAAGCGACGTTCGCCCTGGCAGCCTCAACAACCTCAACCACACAGTTCAACTTCTCCCGTGCGTTGTCCTCGTTGGCTTGCTGCCGCAGTTGCACGAACACCAGATCGGCGGCGGCGAGTAACCCAATGATGAGGAATATCAACGTCATCACGTCATTCTTCGGCTTCAATTGCCCTCCTTGCGGGCTTCGTTGAACCACCAACCGGCCACCGTTGTCATCAGAGCGTCAGGGGCCAAACCCAAGTCAATCTCCGGTTTAATCCCTTTGAGGATGTAAGACCCGAACCACACCAAGCCAACCGCGCTGGCAAGCAAGGTTTTGATTTGCATGGTCATAGCCCACGCCACCCTGATGTGGTTGTTCCACGGGTAGGTGGCGGTAATGGGTCCGGTTGGAGACTATTTACCGCAATAACCCCAGTTGAGGTAGTGGTGTTTGCGCTCGCGACCATGCCACCCAGGATCGCCAACGCAGACCCGCACAGGTCCACGATGGGTGAGTCCACAACACCCACGACACCGATCAGAACGGCTTGGACGGCGGCGATAACTCCGTACAGCCATTTCCGGAAGTTGTTTTCGGCTTCAGGGTATGCAGCGAGCGGTGACGCGAGTGCGACTAGCAGTCCGGCAATGAGGGCTGCTTTGTCGTCTCCGACGATGTTCCACCCGACGAGTAGCGACGAGATGGCGGGTCCACCGGAGTGGATCATGGCCCTTACGTCGCCCCATGTCCTGACACCGAAGGCGTTTTGGAGGACTGCTGGCACGGCGGCCATTACAGCCTCCAGCGTGTCCCTGCGGGTCGCACCGGCTTAGGGGCCGGGGGCGGTGCCGCAGGAGCCGGTGGGGCGGCGGCGGGCCGGGGGTCGTAC